TCATCTATAATTCCATATGTACTTGCAACTATAATATTTTTTGAATTTGTACTTAAGTTCGCTGCTAGTGTTGGAGCAAAATCATTAGATAATTTTCCAATGTTAGAATCTACAACATCTGTTCCATTTAAATATAAAATTTTTGTTCCTTTGTCTGTTGTAGAGAAAGTGACACCTGTTTGACCTTGAATTAACACTGTAACAGTAAAAGCACCTGATGTGCTATTTCTAATTACATAAACTTTATTTTTAACACCTGAGGCAGTAGTTATTGTTACTGTTCTATTTCCTGTAATTGTTCCTGTTAATTCTATAACAGCGTTTTTACCATTTGATGTTAAACCATTTGAAAAAGTTAAATCTGTATTTCCAACACCACCTGCAATAGATATACCAGAATAACCAGCAATTGCTTGTTGAAGAATAACTAAATTTGTATTTGTAATATCACCCCATGTACCAGCGTTTTCGCCAGTTACTTGTATCTCTAGTTTGAGGTCTGTAGAATAACTTGATGCCATAATTTTAATTCCTTATGTTATATATTATTTAATTTATGCGGCTGTGTCAATCTCTGTCCAAGTTGCATCAGTTCCGGTACTAATTTCAGTCCAGATTTGATTATTTATACTATTTAACGCTATAGTCAATCCATTTCCTGTAACTTCAATAATAGAAGTACCACCTGCAAATACTGTACCTACTGATGTATTTAACCTTAATCCAGTAACACTTGCAATGGTATTTGCATCACCTATTGCAGTTCCTTGAGCTATATTTATTTGTTGTCCAGTTACTGCAACATTACCCGTTCCAATAACTACTGTTCCAATAGCTAAACCAACAGTCATTCCAATACCAGTAACTGTGGCATCTGGACTTGGATCTACTTCACCTTCAGCAATATTTAATTGCTGACCTATTAAATCTATATTTGCATTAGCTAATGTAGTTACACTATTTAAAGATGTATTTATTTGTTGGCCTGTTACTGATATGGATATCCATATTCCATTTCCACCCCAAACTTCTTCACCCCAAACATATCTACCCCAACCTTCATTGTTGTAAGATAAGGGAGATCCTAGAGAAACATTTAATTGTTGACCTGTGACATTTGCATCAGGTGCAATATCTACTTCTCCTTCAGTAATATTTAATTGTTGACCAGTTGGAAATACTTCAGCTAATCCGAAAGCTGTTACAGAATTTAATGATGTATTTAATTGTTGCCCTGTTACAGGAACATCTGCCCCAATAGAGAAACTTACAGAATTTAAAGATGTATTTAATTGTAGTCCTTCAACAATTACATCGCCCGTTCCACCCCAAGCATTTTCACCCCAAGTTAAACGACCCCAACCTTCATTAATTTCAGCAGTAACCGATACACTATTTAGTGTAGTGTTTAATTGAAATCCAGTAAGTTGTACTGAGGAATCATTTTGTAATCCCCACGTACCTATATTCCAGCTAAGTTCTCCCCAAGTATTGGCCATAATAGGTAACTCCTATTATGCGTTGCCGATTCTTAGAATAGCTGCCGCTGTTGTATCTGCTGGAAACTGAATTGTGAAAGTTCCAGATGTCGCTGTCTTATCACTTCCAAAATCTAATACACATACTGCTGCGTTAGTGTTTGATGTATTGTAAATCAAAGCTCCTGCTGCAGTTAAAGTAACGCCTGTAAAAGATATGTCTGCAAAATCTATAAATGCAACTCCACTAGAAACAAGAGGAGATACGTTTGATAAAACTCCACCACCTGTTACATATTGACCAGTGTTAGCAACTTCATTTGTTGAAGTGTAAACTGTTGTTGCTGAACTTAAAGTTGCTGCAGAAGTGTAAAGAGCAAGTTTAAAAACATTTCCTGTCGTAGCGGTAAAATTGTGTCCACCTTGAAGTAGTTGTTGTTTAAACGTATTTGCAACTGCTTGTGTTATAGCCATATTAACTCCTAATTATATTATCCTTGTTTTTGAATCTGAGGTGAACCTTCTTGGTATTCATCTCTTCTTCTTCTTCCCATTTGTTCAATAGAGAATCCTTGTAGCACACTTTGATACTTTTGTTCATAAAATTGTATCATGTCTGCCGGACCCTTTAAAAAACCATACGCCTCAACAAGGCAAGCATATAATAAACCAGAGGGAAACTGCTGACTTAAATATGTTGTCGTATTACTAGCAGATAATCCTGCTGGCTTCAAGGTATAATTTAATTGCATTGTATATGTCAAGTCTGGAATTGGGGCTAATACAATATTTTGCTCATCCCAATAGCTAAAATATTTAGGTAATCCTTGTGCATTACTAGCATTATATTCGTTAATAAACCCAGTATCTCTATATTCTACTATAGAATTACTACTATATACACTTGATGGAATAATTTGGCATTCTCTTATAATTAAAGTTTGATCTGTTAATAAAGGTGTACTTACATAAGGTTGACCTGCAATAACAGTTGCACTTGCATATTTTCTATTATTATCAGAATCTACATCTCTTTGAATTCTCCATTCAGCATCTAAAATAAAACCATTGACAATAGTTGCTGTAAACACATTTGAATCTACTTCTGTGTAATCTCTTATTTTTGTAACTAGTTCTGCGTATGTCATATTAAGCTTGTAAAGTTACTGGACCTGCAGAACATTGTGCTCCGCCACCAGAAACATTTCCTGTTGTTGCTGTACTTGTACTTAAGAAATAAAAATAATTCAATGGATCTCCAACAATACCAGATGAATCAATTTTTCCAACTGTAATCGTAAAACCATTTGCATTTGAAATATCTGTAACATTATCAAATGAAGGTACTAATTCAAATGAAGTCTCGCGCGTAGGCGTGCCCGGGATTACAACTTCAGGAGGTCCTCTAAATCTAACAACATTACCAGTTGATCTTCCATGATCTTGTGAATAAACATTAATATAAGTAGAACCTGCATACTTAATAGTTGTAAAAGGATTTGGTGTTAATTCAATAATTACTGGTGGCTCTTGTCTATCAGGATGTGCATATTGTAATCCTTCTGGATCAGCTTGATGTGGTTTTGGTTCTAATTGTGGATGCTTCTTTTCATATTCAGAAATATGTACCCATGATCCATTCCATTCTTGTAACATTTCTTGATATGGAAATCTCTGACCAGAACGGTCTGAGATCATATATGCATATTTTCCGTTTGATAGATTTCCCATTATGCGCTCGGATAGTAAGTTTTAGGTGTAATGAATGAACTTGAAGAAGAGCCATCACTGTCTAGTGCTCTTAATAATTCATCCTCATATAATAATTTCATTTCTTGTCCACGTTGTGGTGCAAATTTAACTGCTAAATAATAAGAAAGTCCTGCGCACATACACGGAACAAATCTATATGGAACGTTTGTAATATTTGTATAAGCTCCAACATCTTGAATTCTTTTTGCATAGTAATAATGCATTACGTTATTCACCTGATCTGATCCTGGTGTTAAATATAAAGTGATTGTAATTTTATCTATAAATCTTTGTACCCAATATTGAGTTGGTTGACCTTGTGAATATTTAGAAGATAAAGAATTGTAAACTGATCTACTTATTTTTGTAAGTGGAAAATCTACAACCGGTACTTGTTCTGTGTTTCTATATGATGCTTCATAAATATCATCTGGTCCATATGTAATGGAATTATAATCATAAACAGCAGTATTATCAGCATGAGTTGCAGCTGTAGTACTATTTGCACCACGCGTACAACCTGTTATTTGATTAGAAGATGTATTAGTTCCAGTATATGTAATTTGTTCAGAATCTATTAATAATGTTCCTGATGTTGGAAACTGCCATACTGAATCTAATGTAATGGTAGTTTGTCCTGCAGTAATTGCACCATCTAAATAACTAAATACTCCATCTGAAGTTCCATCAGATGCTGATCTATAAATTGTATAAACGGATTGACCTGCTACAAATGAAATATCATTTGATGCTACTTCCCAATAATGTAAACCCCTGTTGCTCCATTCTTGAAACATGATGTTCAGCGAGCGACGAGCGGCTTTCATTTGGTTACCAGTATTATTGATTAAACCAATTCTTTCGTAAGACTCTTCTATGATTTCATCAATAGTAAAAGTTTTTTCAAAAACGTTAGTGCCTGAAGAAGTAGCCATTTAGCAACTCCTATTTATCTATAAATAACGTAACAGTTAAACTTGTATTTGAAACAATTCCAATACCATCAACTATTCCTGTTCCATTTCGTTCTGCATAAAGAACTCCATCTTCAGGAAGATTTAATGTTTGTGTGCTGTTTGCACCAACTGTTATCGGAATATAAACTTGTGTATTAGTTGAAGTACTAACTGTTGTAGTATTTGCTAGACCATTAATTATACATGTACCAGCAGTTGCTGTACCATTTTGCGCTGAATACCCTCTTAGTCTTGTAGGTCCAGTAAATAAAACTAGAGTAGAAAGATTACTTGCAACAACTACTGGTTTTACATCTGATTTATACATTCCCATTTTTTTCTCCTTGTATTAAGAGCTCCCGTAGGAGCTCTTAAATTAATTTATTATGATGTTGCTACAGCTGCTCTTGTGTCAACTCTTAACCAATTAGAACCATCTGAAAAAGCATAAACTGCATTTCCTGAAGCTCCATTGTCAGTGTAAATCATATTCGCTTTACTTGTAGTTGCTAATAAAGTTTGTCCTGAATAAGGTCCACTTTGAATTTGAAGAGTAGTAGCGTTAACAGCTGAATAAACAACTGAACCACCTTGTTCCGTATCACTTGGTGTTCCTGTTACTCCTGCATTTGGGTTTGGTCCACCAATAAATCCATTTAAAGATGTTACTGGACCATTAAACGTTGTATTTGCCATAGTATGTTCTCCTAGTTATTCCAATGCAGTCTCTAGGCCGTCGACTATACGCGTCCGCATCAGAAAGTTAATGTATAGTGATTAAGATATAACTGAATTTATTGAATAGCGCAAGGGATACCTGCATCGAAAATCTACTTTTCGGATATATAGCTAGGTTTAGCTAGCTACAGAAAACTCAGGAGCAGCCATTTCTACCTTAATTTGCCTGTGTGCTATTTCAGCTTCAGA